CAAGCAGTCTATAGAAATAGCTGAAGAAGAAGTAATTGATAACACTTTAGGTAAAAATAGATTTGAAAATATTAAAAGAAGATTTAATTATGATTTAGTTACATTAGGTATAGGTGCTGTTAAAACAGACTGGAACTTAGCTAATGGTGTAACTATTGATTATGTTGATCCTGCTAAATTAATATATTCTTATACAGAAGATCCTAATTTTGAAGATATATATTACGTTGGTGAAGTTAAACAATTAACTATAGCTGAAATAGCTAAAAAGTTTCCTCATTTAAGTGAACAAGATTTAGACAGAATACAGAAAACTAAAGGTGTTAGAAATCAATTATATGGTTGGCAAGCTTATGATGAAAACACTATACAAGTATTATTCTTTGAATATAAAACATATAATACTCAAGTATTTAAAATAAAACAAGGACCTAACGGTTTAGAAAAAGCAATTGAAAAACCAGACACATTTGATCCACCAGAAAATGAAAACTTTGAAAAAATAGGTAGAAAAATAGAAGTACTATATGAAGGTGTAAAAGTTATAGGTAATAACGAAATGATTGAGTGGAGATTATCTGAAAATATGACAAGACCTTTTGCTGATACTACTAAAGTAGAGATGAGTTATGCTATATGCGCACCTCGTATGTATAAAGGTAGGATAGATTCTATAGTAAATAGAATTACAGGTTTTGCAGACATGATACAGTTGACACATTTAAAACTACAGCAAGTTATGTCGCGTATGGTTCCAGATGGTGTTTACTTAGATATGGACGGTCTTGCAGAAGTTGATTTGGGTAACGGTACTAATTATAACCCAGCTGAAGCATTAAATATGTATTTTCAAACTGGTAGTATTGTAGGTAGATCATTAACTCAAGAAGGGGATATGAATCCAGGTAAAGTACCTATTCAAGAACTTCAAACATCTAGTGGTCAAGGTAAAATACAAAGTTTAATCAGTACATATCAATATTATTTACAATTAATAAGAGATGTGACCGGATTAAATGAAGCTAGAGATGGTAGTATGCCAGACAAAGATTCACTAGTAGGGTTACAAAAAATGGCAGCTAATGCATCTAATACAGCTACAAAGCATATATTACAAGCTAGTTTATGGTTAACACTAAGAACATGTGAAAATGTTTCTTTAAAAATAGCTGATTCATTACAATACCCGTTAACCTTAAATGCTTTAAAAAGTTCAATATCAACTTATAATGTAGGCACTTTAAATGAAATTAAAAATTTAAACTTACATGATTTTGGTATTTATTTACAATTAGAGCCAGAAGAAGAAGAAAAAGCTCAGTTAGAGCAGAATATACAAATGGCTATTCAGCAAGGAGGTATTGATTTAGAAGACGCAATAGATATACGTCAAATAAAAAATCTTAAACTTGCTAACGATTTATTAAAACAAAAACGTAAAAAGCGTCAAGCATTAGAACAGCAACAAGCTCAAATGAATATTCAAGCTCAAGCAGACGCTAATGCACAAACAGCAGAAAGAGCAGCTATGGCAGAAGTACAAAAACAAGAAGCTTTATCGGCTCAAAATTTAAATTACGAGAAAGCAAAAGCTCAGTTTGATATACAAAAAATGCAAACCGCATCTCAAATTAAAAAAGAAGAAATGCAGATTAAGTTTGAGTATGACAAACAGCTAAAACAAATGGAAGTAGATCAAATGATAGAAAAAGAAAAGTATATTGAAGATCGTAAGGATAATAGAACAAAATTAGAAGGTACTCAACAGAGTCAAATGATAGATCAAAGAAAAAATGATTTATTACCTACTAATTTTCAACAAGTAAATCCACAAGTATAACTAATTTTATAATATTTTATTATGTCAGAAAAAGAAACAAAAAAGCCTGAGGTGACTAAAGAGGTCAAATCAGAAGGCGGAGATATGAAAATTAAATCAAAGCCAAAAGTAAAAAAGTTTAGCGAAAAGAAAAACGAACCTGTAAAGGTTGATCTTAGTAAAGATCCTAATGTTAAACTAGAAGAAGATATTAAAGTAGACTTAACTAAAAAACCAGAAGAAGATGCCATTCAAATCGGAGAAACAAAGGAGGTACCTGTGGGCGACAAACCCAAAGCTGGCAAAGAAGTGGACGGAGAAGTACGGGTCAGCGATACAGATGAAGTACAAAAGTCCAAATCGCCTCTTGTCGAAGTTACCGAAGAATCCAAACCTGAAGTAAAAAAACTAGAGCAACAAGTAAAAGAAGCTAAAAGAGATGAGCAAGTATTAGGTAGACAACTACCTGAAAACATTGAAAAGCTTGTTGATTTTATGGAAGAAACTGGTGGTACAGTTGAAGACTATGTAAGATTAAATGCTGATTATTCAAAAGTAAACGACGATGTTTTACTAAGAGAATATTACAAGCAAACAAAACCTCATTTAAATGACGAAGAAGTTTCATTTATTATGGAAGAAACTTTTAGTTATGATGATGATGTTGATGAACAGCGAGACATCAAGAAAAAACAACTCGCTAAAAAAGAAGCTATAGCGGAAGCTAAAGATTTTTTAGAAGACTTGAAAGAACAATACTATGATGAAATTAAATTGCGTCCTGGTGTTAATCAAGAACAACAAAAAGCTTTAGATTTTTTTAACCGTTACAGCAAAGAACAAGAAATAGCTACGCAAAGGCATGAGACTTTTTTAAATGATACTAAACAATTGTTTACTGATGAATTCAAAGGTTTTGATTTCCAAGTCGGTGAAAAAAAGTTTAGATACGGTATAAAAGATCCTAGCTCAGTTGCAGAAAATCAATCAAACATTAACAACTTCGTCGAGAAGTTCTTAGACAATGAAGGCAATGTTAAAGATACGAAAGGTTATCACAAAGCTATGTACGCTGCTCAAAATATAGACAAGATCGTAAATCATTTTTATGAGCAAGGCAAATCTGATGGAATTAAAACCGTTGTAGATAATTCAAAAAACCCTACAACAGCTGCTCGTGAAGCAGCTAGCGGTGATCTTTTCATTGGTGGTCTTAAGGTTAAAGCTATTGACGGAGTAGACAGTTCAAAACTTAGAATTAAACGAAGTAAATTTAACAATTAAAACTATTTAAAATGGGTGTATTAAGTCCTCAGTTCGGAAGTCTTATACCATCGCCTAAGAAACAAACTTTAGTAGACAACTACTTAAACTTTGCTGACGGTGGAGGTAATGATTTCGCGCAACAATATCTACCTGAAATTTATGAAGCCGAGGTAGAGCGTTATGGAAACAGAACGATTGGAGGCTTCTTAAGAATGGTTGGTGCTGAAATGCCAATGATGTCTGATCAAATTGTATGGTCTGAGCAAAATAGATTACATATCTCTTATGATAATGTATCTTGTACTGGTTCAGGTGTAAACAATGGTAGTAGATTAACTATCGTAGGTGCAGACAACGCGGTATTTATTAACCAAACTGTTGTAATCATGGATCCTAACGATCCTTCATTTACTGTAAAAGCAATTGTATCTGATTCAGGTGCACAGACTGGTTCTGCTTTAGGTGCTTTAGTATTAGATGTAGTTCCTTACACTAGAGCTAAAGTTAACGCTAACATAGCTGGTGGTATGACTGGATTAAAAATGTTTGTTTACGGTTCTGAATTTGGAAAAGGATCTACATTAGACAACTCTACAGGTCAATCTGTTGAGCCACAATTATCTGTATTTAGCAACAAACCAATTATCATTAGAGATAGATACGCAGTATCTGGATCTGATACAGCACAAATCGGCTGGGTTGAAGTAGCTGCTGAAGATGGAACTTCTGGATATTTATGGTATCTAAAAGCTGAAGGTGAAACTAGATTAAGATTTGAAGATTATTTAGAAATGGCAATGATTGAAGGTGAATTAGCTAACGGTGCACAAGCAACTGCTATACGTACAGCGATTACTAGTTTCCCTGGAACTGCTGGTGCTGGACAAATCGGTACTGAAGGTTTATTTGCTGCTATCAATAATGGTGGTAACATACTTTCTGGATTTGCTGGTTCATTACAGGATTTTGATTCTGTATTACAATTACTAGATAGTCAAGGAGCTATTGAAGAAAATATGCTATTCTTAGACAGAAAAACTGAATTATTATTTGATAATATGTTAGCACAGCAAAATTCTTACGGAGCTGGTGGTACATCTTACGGTGTATTTGAAAACTCTGAAGATATGGCGCTTAACTTAGGTTTCTCTGGATTTAGAAGAGGTTCATATGACTTCTATAAAACTTCTTGGAAATACTTAAACGACGCTTCATTAAGAGGTGGATCTGCTAACTTTGTTAACGGTGATAACATCGATGGTGTATTAGTACCTGCTGGAACTTCTACAGTATATGATCAATTACTTGGAACAAACATTAGAAGACCTTTCTTACATGTAAGATATAGAGCTTCTCAAGCTGATGATAGAAGAATGAAGTCTTGGCTAACAGGTTCTGTTGGTGGAGCATTTAGTTCTACATTAGACGCAATGGAAGTAAACTTCTTATCTGAAAGATGTTTATGTGTTCAAGCTAGAAATAATTTCGTATTGTTTACAGCTTAATTTTTATATAGGTAAGGGCGCTTCGGCGCCCAATACCTTTAACTTATTTAATTATATTATATCATGACAAAAAAAGTAAAAGTAAACCCGGCTGAAGAAGGTTGGGAAATAAAAGATAGAACATATGTTTTAAGAGGTGACAAAAACCCTTTAACATATACAATAAAATCAAGACATACAGAAAAATATCCTCTGTTATATTTTGATAAAAATAAAAACTCACAAAGAGCATTAAGATATGCTACAAATCAATCTTCTTGTTTTACAGATGAACAAAAAGGTGAGGTAACTTTAAAACATATAATGTTTACAGATGGCTCATTAGTAGTTCCAAAAGAAGAACAAGCTTTGCAAAAAATGCTTTCATTATATCACCCTGATAGAGATAAAAGATATAGAGAGCTTAAACCTATTCAACAAGCAGAGTATGAAGTTGATGAAATAGAATATCAAATTGAAGCATTAAATATAGCTAAAGCAATAGATATAGATCAAGCAGAAGCAATATTAAGAACTGAAATTGGTTCTGAAGTAAATAAAATGGCTTCAAAAGAAATAAAAAGAGACTTGTTAAAATTCGCTAGAGATAACTCAAGATTATTTATTGAATTAGCTAACGATGAAAATGTACAGTTAAGAAACTTTGGTATCAAAGCTGTAGAACAAGGTTTAATAGAATTAGCTAACGATCAAAGAAGTTTTACTGTTGGTAAAAACAAAAGAAAACTATTTAGTGTTCCTTTTGATGAAAACCCATACGCAGCTTTAGCAGCTTGGTTTAAAACTGATGAAGGAGTAGAAGTTTATAGAAGCGTAGCTAAAAAGCTTATTTAACAATAAAAATAGATTATAATGGCAATAAATGTTGATACTGTATACAAAACAGTTTTATTAATACTTAACCAACAACAAAGAGGATATATGACACCTGATGAGTTCAACAAAGTTGGAACTCAGGTGCAGCTAAATATATTCCAAGGTTATTTTGAAAAATTAAATCAACAGTACAGGTTGCCACAAAATGATACTGAATATGCAAATCGTGTTGAAAACATAGAAAAGCAATTACAGTATTTTCAAAGAACTGGAACCGTGGCTTATGTAGCAGGACCTCCTGCACATTATACTTTAACAGCTGACGGTACAGATGTAATATACAGATTAGGCTCTGTTTTTTATAAAGAGACAGAGCTTACTCAGTATGCTCAAAGAAACGAAATAACTCAATTGTTATTATCTCCATTAACTCAACCCACAAGTAATTTTCCAATATATTTATATGAGAAGGATAAGATATTTGTATATCCTAAAACGCTTATTAGTGCAGCTGAAGCAACAAACGTAACGATGTCTTACATTGCTAAACCTGTAGATATAGAGTGGAACTATACTGTTGGTAATGTTGGTCAATACTTATATAACTCTGTCACTTCAGTTGACTTTGATCTAAGTGTTTCAGAACAAACAAATGTTATAATACAAATACTAGCTTATGCAGGAGTAATAATAAATGATCCTACTATTATACAAGTAGCACAAACAGAACAACAACTAGAACAACAAACGCAAAACTCATAACACATGCCTAGACCAGATGGCGGATTAATCCGTGAAAATAATTTTCAGTATTACGCCGGAGCGCAGATATTATATACTTCAGTAGCAGCTACTACTATATATGATTTTACATTTAACACTAAATTAGTTTTAGGTAGCACAACGAGTTATGCACCTACAGATCCTGATTATACGCTTAATAATTTTAAAATATATACTAGTCCAAACGGTTTAAGTAATTGGACTGAATATATAACAGCTTATACAGTAGCTTATATAGAAGATGGTTATAGAACAACAAGTAGAATAACATTAGCAGCTCAAGCTATAGGTACGTATGTAAAAGTACAATTAAAAGAAGGTGCTGTAGAAGACAACTATGGTGGTTATAAATATATAAAATTAAGAGAAATAGTAAATAACTTTATAGTTGGATATGTAGGTCAAGATAAATTAATACCTAGAGTTAATAGAACTGACGTTATATTTCATGCTAAACGAGGTTTACAAGAGTTTAGTTATGATACTTTAAAAAGTATAAAATCTCAGGAATTAACAATACCAGATAGCCTTTCATTAACAATACCGCAAGATTATGTTAATTATGTTAAATTATCTTGGGTTGATGGCAACGGTGTAAAACACACTATATATCCTACTCAACTTACAAGTAGTCCTTGGGAAGCTCCAGTGCAAGCTGCTGATGGTGAAATAGTACAAGATAATTTTGGAGATAATATTGAAGGTACAGCTCAAATAAATGAAAGATGGCAAAAATCAAATCCAAGTAATATAACAGGTTTATATCCTAATGATTTTACAAATCCAGATTTATTTATGTATGATTGGTGGGGTGAACCAGGCGGACCTTTTGCTTGGTATGGTCAAAGATATGGTGGTGAACCTGTTAACATGCAGATGAATGGTTGGTTTAATATAGATTACAAAAGAGGAACATTTAATTTTTCAAGTGATTTATGTAAAAAATTAATTATATTAGAATATATTTCTGACGGACTCGCTTATGATTTAGACACTAAAGTACCTAAGTTAGCAGAAGAAGCTATGTACCAACATTTGTTATATAGTATAATGTCTACAAGAACTGCAACTGCTGCTATAGCTCCACAATATAAAAAACAAAGATACGCTGCGTTACGTAATGCAAAAATTAGATTATCTAATATTAAACTAGATGAAATCGTACAAGTTATGCGTAATAAATCTAAATGGATAAAACACTAATACATGGCACAGATTAAAAATACCTTTTTAAAAGGTAAAATGAATCAAGATCTTGACTCTCGTATTGTACCTAACGGTGAATATAGAGAAGCCATAAACTTACAGATTAGTAGATCTGAAAGTGATACTGTAGGTGAGTTTGAAAATGTGTTAGGTAATACAGAATTATTTGATACTGGTGGTAGTAAAAAAATAATCGGCTATGTTACTAATGAAAGTGAAAATATAATATATGTTTTTGCTACAGACTATAATAGTGCAGCTGGTGTTAGAGCCACTGCTGCTGCAAATATGGGAATATATAGATATGATGTAGATGCTAATAATTTAACAACTTTAGTTTCAGGTCATTTTTTAAATTTTAATCAGTCGTTTCCGATACATGGAGCTAATTTAGTACAAGAATTATTATTTTTTACAGATAATTTAAATCAACCTAGAAGAATAAATGTAACTAAAGCTTACAA